TATGCTTCTACATAGAACTTACCTTGATTAGTAGTTCCCCATTTGATGTGAGTATATAGTGTTTGATATGCTACATAAGTTGCACCTGAAGTGTTTGTCCCCTCGCTACCAAGGGCAAAGCCTGTTGAAGTAAATGCAGACATTTTACCTGTATTTGTGTATTCAGCTTGTGTTGCTTGTGTCTGAATAAATACTCCAGCACCTCTAAGTCCATCACACACATTGTGTTCGTTTACAACTGACCTCCCCTTAATATGCACCTTACTTACATTACATACACAACTACCACTAGCTTGTACTACACCTGCATCATTCTTAACTTGATTAGTAGTTCTATCTAACCAATATCCTGAACCATTACCTGATACTGTGAAATCTACTGAACTAATACCTGTATTGATAGATTGAGAACTACCATTACCTGTATATGTTACTGTAGCAAAGTTCTTAGTTACTGCATAGTTAGCTAGTGCTAAGTTACCACCTAGTAATACACTAGATGCACTAGCACTAATACCACCTGCATCTATTTCAATATCTCCACTACCTACAATAGACTGTCCTGCTACTGTCTTCAAGTCTGTAGATTCTAGTTTATCTGTATTGAGATTATCAAAGTTGTCATCCATCTCTTGATGAGTGAGTGCTGAACCTTTGACATTTCGTTTTACAATCGTTGCCATTTATATCCTTTATTCTTGTATTATATCTAAATTAAATAGTTTCCACTAGAGTCTTTAAAATGCGTTTCACAATACTCTCTACCTGTAGCTTGAACACCACCACCCTGATCATTTTCTACCGATAAAAGTATAAATTTTCTGTCTCTATCCAGCAAACTATGATTTAAGGTGATAACATCTCCAACTTCAAGCTCTCCATTTTTAATTGTAGTCGTAAAACTTGCAGTGATAGGTGTTTGTTTTAGTCTATTTCCTGACACATCTTCACTATATCTCATTGTGTTTAATGTGATCTCTGATAGTTTACTTGCTTGAGTAGATGAAGTACACCCTTTGATATCTAATGTTTTAGTGATCTCTTGACCATCATTAGTTACTAAGCCTGAATCTGTACTGCTAACAGTTGCACTTAACCACTCATCATCAGGATTAATATAACTAACCTCTATAGTATTTGCTATCTCCGTAAATCCTTTCATAGATATAGCTAAAGAGTTGTTTGCGATATCATCTTCAGTTAATGTTTTAACAGATGCTTTTTGCTTTTCATCAATCTTTAATTTCCATTTTCCTTGACTAAATACAATATGCCCTCTACAAGTGGCCAGACAGTCTTTAATTAATGACTGAATGTTCGCCTGTTGGTTAAATACGATATTACAAGTATATCCGTAATCATTACATTTTGTTTTAACATTATAAAATTCAGAAACATCTATGTCATTTTCTGAAATACTCAAGCCATTCAATAGTAAATCTAATACGATATCTGCTGGATTGTCTGAATATGATTTAGTAGCACTTATAGTCGTACTATCAATAATAGTTTTTACTTTTTCGCCCTCTATTGTTGCTGTAAGAGTTGCTGGGCTTGTATGGTTTGGATTATTATATACTTGTCTAACCATTAATAAAGCACAGTTATCTGGGATATTTGCATCTAAATTCGCACTAGGAAATAGACTCGAAGCAGTTGCAATGTTTCCTGCATCATCACTAGGGAAATAAAGCGTCGCTGGTGTGTCTGTGTATCCTAATACTTGAACATATCCACCAGAAGTATGATAAACTCCATTTGTCCCTACAGATGTTAATAGCTCATTTGCAGAGTAATATTCTGTAAAGCTACCAATATCTCCATCACTTATTGCTATAACTTGATGTAGATCACTATTGCTAGTGCCTCTTGTGCTTTGCCATATAATATTACCACCTAATCTATTTTCTCCGTATGCAATAGGTACTACGGCAGTATTAGTTTTTGAATTTTGTAATTTTGTACCAGCGTACGAATCTGTAGATGTTACATCTGGGGCTTCTGGGGTAAGAGCTGATCCTACCATTGAAGCACCCACTAAGGCAGTTGCCCCAACTAGACCATAATACATAGCAGCACTACTTATTGTTGCCCCTGCTGCTCCAAATGCCATAGGCACTAAAGTCGGAGCGAATACTGCTAATGCTATACCTGCGACTGCTTTGGCTGTTTTACCCATTAGTAACCCTTAATATCTTATGATTCTTAGTTATGTCATACATCTTAGCTTGACCACCTTTTTCTCTTATAGTCATATACTTAAACTTATTAATAGCAATACCTATACAGCCATCATCAACTACAATATCATCTGCTTTAGCTGTATCTACATATTCACAGAAAGACTCAAAGAATTGATAGTGCTTTTTGTTTTCCAGAAACCATTTATATTCTTTTATAAATGTTCTCATATCTTTGATTGACCAATTTTCCCATTGCGTAGGGATATCTAATCCTGAAGCCCTAAGTCGTCTGTAGGTGTATGTGAAGCAATTATCCATCTAGTACCCCCATTGTATTTCATCAACCATAGTGTCGATGATTGTGGTAAATTCTGTTTGGTTAAATTTGCGTGTAGGATAAGCTTTACTCCAATTAGTGAATAAAGATGTAATAGTTCCATTCAAAGTGTTTTCTGTGGCACTGAATGTATCAATAATCCCCTCAAATAAGATATAAGTATCTTTCGTTACTAAGCTAATGTCTATTTTAGGATATACAGACAAATTGTCTCCGTATCCAAATTCATATACTTCAGAACCAATAGTGTCCGATGGTGGAGTGTAAATAACTCTTGTTATCTTTGCTCTATTGTTTCTCCATTCACTTGCTAATGCTTCTGAAGTAATTGCACCTGACACATTGTCTAATGTGATACTAATACTGTCACTAGCCATACTCGAATCTTCTGTTAATCGATCAAAAGTTATTGCAAGTGGCGTATATTCATTAGTGCCATCATTTACAAATATATCGTGATCAGTAAATCTTAGAACTTCATCAAGATTACCGTCAAAGTCATACATGTCAAACTCGAATAGGTGGAGCATACCAAGAGCGTCATTTCCTCTTGAATTATTAGTTATAGTTTTAGCCATTTTTTACCTCTATAATATCTGCTGTACATTCAAATAGACCATCTACTCTTTTTTGATATTCAAAGCTATCGTTCATAAATCGTGCTTTAGATACATTGTCAGTATCTCCATCAAATACAACATAATCAGCAACTACATAATCATCTTCGACATATTGAGATTCAATACCTAAATTTGTACCAAATGACGGCATACCGAAGTCGCCCATAATACCAGATTTTTTTCTTACAAATGTTAGTAGTTTTACAAAGTCCGATTCTTCAAGTATCCACGACACAGTCCAAGCTCTTTTTAATCCACCTTTATTCTTTGCGTGTCTGGCAGATTGCCCAATATTAGAAAATAAAGCATTGTTATAATATTTAAGCTCCACATTGTAAGGCTGTGCGTAATCCATTACATCAATAAGGTCTTGATTTGTAGATGCACTAATAGTATATGATGACTCTTGTGCGAATAAATCTTGATATTGTGAGAAGTTAAAAAATACAGAAGTTAAAAGTGTTATTGTTCCACTGAATAGTCTATCTCTAGCATTAATATTAAAAGCAAATTCTTTAAATACCCATACTGAACTATTAAGCGTCATTAAATCTGGTCTTTTATCTATTAATGAATCGCCAAGATCAACTATGAATGTACTAGAGTGATTGTTTTCATATGTTGCCCTAATAGCTTCGTACTCATTCCAATTTAACCCTCTATAAGATATTGTAATCTCAATAGCTGGGATTGATGCTCCAACAATTCTTTGCTCTTTCCCAGAGTCAAACTGTACTGATTGGCCTTGTTTTGTCCATTCTTGTATATCGTAGTGAAAATGCTTAGTAAGTAATTGAGATGTTAGATTCTCCATTACATTACCTGCTTCATAGTTTGTCTAACTGCACCATTTGTGGATAAACTTTTATTAATAATATTTACTACTGTCGGTGCGTTTTGTGCGATTATATCGGCTGCACTTCTGGGATCAAGAGCGTTTACTTGTGGAGAGTAAGATACATTAATCACTTGCGTTGATCCACTTCCAACTTTTGCCCCAGCGTTCATAGCGTTAATAGCATCTTTATTGTTTGCTGTAGCTGTACGATTTATAATCGACTCACCCACTTGAGCTCGAATTATTCTCTCATCCGATCTAACTCCACCTGTGTGCATTGATGGTACTGTAAACGCTCCACCAACTGCACCACCTGTATGTTTTACTTCGCCACCTGTATGGAAAAATCCACTTAATAAGCTAGTGATTCCACCACCACCGAACATTGCCATTGCTGCTTGAGTTATTTGAGCTTGTGCAGCCATAGCCACCATATTGGCAATAGCAGACTTTGCAAAATCAGAGAAGCTCTCTTTTCCATTCATAACCCAATTAACTAATGATGATGACATTGAGTCATACATAGCCTCATTTTTATCTTTAGTTGCTTGTAGTGCTGCTTGTTTTTCTTTTTCTGCCTTATCAAAAGCAGTATTAACTTCTTCTACATGCTCTATAGCTTCCTCGAACTGTGCATCTACTATTTCATTTTCTTCTATCTCTCTCTGTAATGCGTCTGCTTTAGTTTTTGCAAGATCATCTTCTTTATTTTGAAGTTCTGCTAGTTTAGTAATTCTTTCATCTACGGCTTGTAGTCTTTGCTTATCTGCTGCTATTTCTTTTTTTATAGCTTCCTTTGATATTTTACCCATCTTGCCAAGCTCAAAACCAAATAAAGTAACCATACCTGTCTGCTTTTCTTTTTGCTTGATATTTTCCTCTATAACTTGTCTTTCAGCTACAGCATCCTTCAGTGTATATTCACTAATTGACTTCATAGATCTTGCTAATTGATCAACTTTCTCATTAGCTGTATCTAGCCAACCCCACCTATCAGCAACCTCTAAAAGTGTTGATCCAAACGAAGTTAGGGCGTTATTAGCCTTTATAAATAAAACATCTATCTTAGATCCAGCAGTTTCTTGAAATTGACCATTAACTCCCCTTGACGCTTCATCTACTGCTTTTAATTTATCTGCTAATGAAATAGCTTTTAAATCTACTTGTCCATATTTCTGTTCTAAAATATCAACAATAAACCCTTGTGCTTCCCCTGTCTTATTAAGCATTATAAGGTTATCGTTTAATGTTTCTGCTGATTCGTGTGGATACGCTCTACCTAATGCGATTGATTGCTCTGTTAGCTTTTTAATAGTTCCCTCTGCTAGTCCAGCAGTTTCCCCTGATCTAACAAATCCAGCAATCATCTCTTGTGTCATACCTGTTGCGTTTGAAAGCTCCGTAATATAAGACTTCATTTCGCTTGACATACCAGCAGTTGCTTTTGATAGGTCTTTTGCTTTATTAACTGCAATTCCTACCGTTGCTGTCGCAGCAGCTATTGAAGCTCCAGCAGCCACCCAGCCTTTCTTAATTGCATTAGTAGTTGAGTTTGATTGTGTTTCTACATCTTTAGTTGCTTTCTCTACGCCCTCAAGTGTTAGTTTTGCTTGTTTTCCATTAACTATGAGATCATATTCTATTTTTTCAGCCATAATTACTCGCTTTCGTTATTAGTTAGATTACCCATTATATCTAAACTCATTTGATATGCTACATAAGATGCGATACCTGCTGGAAGTTTTGCAATTAAATCAAAATCTTTCATGTGATCAAATAGTCTTTTCCCGTCTTTATCTAATGCTTTTTCTAATATAGTATGAATAGGGATTAAGTGATCTTGTTTTTCCTCTTTAACTGTTCTGCTTCCATCAGCGTGTAAAGTGTAAGTGGGCTTAACGCACATTGTTTCAATTCTTACTTTTTCAAGTAGTGTTAAATATCTAAAATAGAATTTAATAGTTTGGTTTGGTAGTTTGATCTCTACATCTTGTAAATTGTCTTGTAGTTTTAGAAGTTCTTTTTGTAGGTTATCCATTAAAAGCCTTTGGTAAGTTTAACAAAACCCACCGAAGTGGGCTTAATAAAATTACGCTGGTAATGCTGCAGCTGTAATCGCACCTGTCGTTTCAAAACTAAATGTTGCTTCAATAATTCCTGAAACATCATTAGTGAAAGACATATCCGTTACATTTGCATCAAAACTGTACTGTTCAGAAGTACCTGCACCTGTAGCACCTGTTTTTAAAACTAATGCGATAGATGATCCTGAAGTTACACCAGCGATTAATGACGCTTGACCTGAATCTGCACCACCATCAAAGATTGCTGTAACTGATCCACTACCACCTTTTAGAGTTGGAGTGCTTTCTTTGTATCCACCTGATCCAAAGTTTGTAGTTTCTACTGTATCTTGTGTTAGTGTTAAACTAAAGATTTTAGCTCCACCTACAGCAGTACCACCAACCGTTACACTTCCAGAGTGACCTGTAATAGCCATTATTACCCCTTTATGTTAAAAGTAATCGTTATTAAATAACCTCGCTCTTGTATTTCTACATTAGTAGAGCAAGTTATCACCTCGTTTTCATCTATTACGCCACTTACAATAGCTTGAACTTTAGCAGAGCTATAATCCTTTGTAGATAAAAATAATTCGTATGTTTCTATAGTTAAATATGCTGGATTTCCAAAAGTAGTTACATCTTCGTCTAACTCAACACTAGACTCCGATAGCCTAAACTCTTTATTATTTAAAGTGTCTTTTGTAACAGGCTTGTAGCCTTTACCTTTTAAATATGCAATCATCTACTAAACCCTACTTGATTAGTTTTTTGATCTTCTTCGGATTCACTAATAGTGCCATCTTCGTTAGTATCGTAATCGGCAACTAGAGCAGATAATTCCTCAACATATTTTTCTTCAAATTCTAAGAAGTTAATGTGATACATATCTTCATCATTTGCATCTTGTCTTTTTGTCTGACAAATATGCGACATTGTTTTATTAAGCAATAATTCTCTTAAGTGACTAGAAGTTAAAAAGTTATCAATATCATAACCTCTTTTTCTTAAGTCATTTTCAATAATTGTTTTTGCTCTATCAACGCCACCCGTATAGTCAAGTAAAACAATAGCAAAAGTCGTAGAGCTATCAACCGCTGTATCTAAGGCATCAAATGTAAAAGTTCCATCATTAGCAGACACATAGTCAGTAATGATTCTATCTGTACCAGCATTAGCACCATTAATGAAGCAAATATAGGCACCGATAACCTCTTCTTCCTCTAAGCCCTTAAGAGCTTTTGATACTGCTGTTGTAGTTGATCCACTATTAGCTTTTGCAATATAATCTGCATTTAGCAATGGAGATGCAATTATAATATCAGCATTTGTTAGATTTGGAAGTGCCATTATTTACCCTTTTATTTAATTTTTGCTATTTCTTCTTTTCTTGCTTCTTCTAAAGCGTTAAGTCTGGCATCAACACCAGATCGTCTTTTAGCTTCAGCTTCTAAGATTTTTGCGTGTTCAGCATTTTTTGCTTCCACCGTACTTCCATCTCTAAACACATATAATGTTTCTTCGATTTGAAAGTTGCCCGTACCATACATTTTGATTTTCTTTTTACTAGCCATTATAACTCCTAAAATTATGTGGGGAGCTTATCCCCCACTTATTAAGCACCTGTGATTAGTTGAACTGAATTTTGATCTACGATTCCGAAGTCATAAATTCCATACCAACCGTAGTTTCTCTCTCTACCAAGTCTGTCAGTACCCTCTACAATCGTTGAGTCAGTAGCTACAGACTCAGATTTGCCTAAAGCGTTATCACCATAAACGATAACTGTACCATCAGTTACGGCTCTATCTTTGATAATTCTACAACCCTCAAATGATCCGATTTCTGCTCTTAAAGCTCCATCTGCATTTGTGTATTGCATAATTGAGATAATATCATCTTTAATATCAGATAATTGATTAGGATGAATTCTGATTCTGTATTGCCCATCTGCAAACGGTAATGCACCAGCAGACTCTAACTTAGTTACAGCAGCTCTTACATCAGCTTTTGCTAATGTTCCAGCAGTTCCAGCAGCAGTTGAGTTTGTTGCAGCTTCTAATACAGCTACACCTCTAGCGTTTGGTGATTCAACTTTATTGATACCGATTAACTTTGCAGCACCCATATCAGCTCTACCGTCTGTTGCAGCACCAGCAAGTCTAGTAGTAGTAACTACATTTCCATACTCTTTTGGAGTAATAGTAACTTTCGAGTCTGCCATAGACACAGGAGTTACATCAGTACCGTCCGTTAATGCAGCAGTAACAGGAGATAATTTAGTATAGATTGGGAATTCGTTTGATCCACCATTAATCATACCACCTAAAGTAACTGATCCATCTTCATCTAATGATGCAAGATTTGCTCCTGAAACATAAACTGCTTCATCATAAATTACAACTTGAGAATCATCAAGTGTTGCATTTGTAGTAATTGCCATTTTTTAGCCTTTTAAATATTGTTTGATAATGCCCTCAACTCTTCAAACGATAAGCCCTTGACCTTGTCTTTTAAGGACTTAGGCTCATCACCCGAGTTTGAGGAGTTATCTGTATTCACAGATTGACCGAATACAAAAGGCTTAGATTTCTTTAAAGACTCGATAAACTCGTCCTCATTAAAACCCTCGTCCTTTTGTGCCTTTCTTAGCTCCATATCAAAGAAGTCAATCTCTTTTACACCATGCTTTGCAGCCATAGAGTTTAAAGACGCTTTCTTTTTAGTAGAATCTAAGTCTTGAGCAATTTCGTCTTTTTCTTTTTGAATAGTGTCTAACTGCTCTTTTAGTTTTTCAAGTTCTGTTTTGTTTGCATCATCTTGGGCTTTTTTTGCTTCCAAGATCTCTTTTAGTACATCTTCGTTTTCAACACCAAGACTTTCTAAAAGTTCTTTTTTAGCTTTTTCAGCACCTTTTGCAAACTTACTATTAATAAGAGTATTTAAATCCTCTTGCTTCATAGTTACTTGACCATCTGTTTGAGTAGATGTATTCTCGTTGCCACTATTTGTTTGAGTTTGTGTATTCTCATTACCCGTTTGAGATGCGTCCATCGTAAGAATCCTTTTAAAAATATTCTGGTTGCACACAAATTGTACATATTATACATTTTGCATACATTGGCATTATATCATAAAATCTATTTTTTTGATAATTTAATTAATTCTTTGGTTATTTTATCGGATTGCTTTGGATCAACTCCTAGAAATTCTCTACCCATTTTTTTATTATAATAAGCCACATCATTATTAGTCAATCCCTTAGTTCTACTTCCACCAACATAAAGCCTAATACCATCTTTAATCTTTTTCCATTTAACATTTTTAAGCATTTTAAATGAGTCTTTTAAATTAACTATTGACGAGCCTTTTCGCTTAATAGTTTTTGGATCGTATTTATCGAACGACTTACCATCTTTATCAAATCCACTTTGAGTACGCTCTACTATATCTGCTACTATTTCATTTCCGATAAGTGGTAAATTATTAGCAGTTATCTTTTTTGCTAATTTATCAAAAGGTAGAGAGTTTCTAAATCCAGCCATTAACAAGTAAACCTACCACTTTCGTATGCTCTAGCTTCTGCCCATTCTTTTCTTACGGGTAATATCTTGTGCCTACAGTTGTATCTACGCTTTGGATCTTTTTTAATTGCTTGAGCGTCATCTTTATTGTAGTATTTTCTTTGATTCATTAAACATTTACAAAAGCCTCTAATTTTTTTATCTGGACTTGCACCACTATAAATATATACTTCGCCCGTTACATCTTGCGATTTTAAATCTATAACCTCTTGATTAAAGTTATTAATTGCTGTAGTTGCATAAGTTGTTGAGTGTCGTACCATATCAGTACCAGCTAAAGAGTCACGCATATTTTGTATGATTGTTTCCTCGTCAAGGTTACTTAGTTGATATTTGAATAAATCTCTTTTTAGTTGTGATCCAGCTGCAATACCGTTATCTTTGAAGAAGTCTAAGTCTAATTGTTTAATAGCGTTTATTGATGTTATATCTTCTTGGCTAAATGCAACCGATAGTCCACTTTCCGCAAATATAGTTAGTATATCTTCATATGATTTGTCGTAACTCTCGTTTACAAACTTATCTATTAAATCGTAATAGCCAGAATCATTTAATATTGTTTCAAACTCTTTATCAAAGTCTAACGGATCATCTATCTCAATTACAGCAACAGTAACCTTTAAAGAGATGGAAGATAAAACCTTTTCAAATTCTACATTAAAAAGGTCTATTTCTCTATCTTCTTTTGCTTCTATAGCTTGTAAGATAGACTCTATTGCCATTAGTCACCCTCGTTAATTGGTAGTGTTGTTGTTGGTACTGTACCGTTAAACCTTTCGTTTGCTTGGTTTCTTATTTGTAGGTTATCTTCGTATTGCTTTTTGGCTTCAGCTTCATCAATACCTTTTTCGTTCATTAATATAGTAATTGGATTTGTTAATCCTAGACTGATCTCTTTTTCGTAAACATCAATTTCAGTTTGTCTACTCTCTTGGTAATATGGTGGTGTAATCTGGATATTAAACTCTCCACCGTATTTCTTATTGTTTTTCTCTCCAACTAATACGATAAGACTATAAAGCTCTTTTTCGTACTGTTCAAAGTCTTCCTGTTGTCCTCTTGTAAACTCATCTAATTGAGCGTTTTCCATCATCTTACTAAATCCACTTGTAGCTTGTGAGCTTAATCTAAATGCAGATGGGCTAATATTATAGTTTAATGCTACCTTTTCTGCTGCTGCGTCAATAGTTTCTCTTAGCTCTTTTAAGTTTGACTGTAGGTCTAAGATATCAATGTTTACATCTTCGCCCTCTGCCGTTAGTGCTGAGCTTGGATCAAGTAACTGCCCATCAAAAGCGTTTACATTGTTTCCTGTAATTACTAACTGTTTAAATGATTGCCACTTAATAAGATAGTTTTTGAATGTGTTGTATACTGCATTATCAAGCGTGATACTAATCATATCGTCACCCGTATATTGATCAAAGAACTCTGCATCTCTAAAGCCATTCTGCATAAATAAAAATGGTAATCTTCCAAATGGATTTATATCTCCATCATTAACAGACTCTTTTTCTATTTTGCCATTATCTTTATAAATCTTGTAGTAGTGTTCGCTATCAGTCCAACATGCCCACTTTTCTTTATCTTCTTCTTTGCCTACTAAATACTCAACCTCATACGGCTCATTATTTTCATCTAGCTTTACTCTTGTGTTGTGTGGTAATCTAAAAATAAGTTTTGGGATATCTTTCTTTTTATTCCACGCTACTTGGATAAGTACATCATTTAAAGCGTTTAGATAAGTATTAGATTGATCCATTATTTTAGCAACTCTCAAGTCTTTATATAGCTCTTGTGCTGCTGCATTTGAGAATTGTCTTTTAGTTCCAAATTTATATACTCTTGCTGTTTTCTCTACAATACTAGTATATATATTATTTGTCATATCGATTTGTTTATCGATCTTAATAATAGATACTTTTTCGTATATTTCTTTTAGTCTATGAAGCACTTGTCGCTTATAGTTATCATTGAACATTTGCCATCTAAGGTGGAATTTTTCCTCTCTTGACAAAATTGAAACTGTTGAGTTTTGCTTATCTTCTATTGCTTCTCTTAGATTAACACCGTTTGCCATAAATTAACGCTCCGAAGTTGATTTTTTATCCATTATAACATAAATTAGCCATAACTGATAGAAATATTAGAAACTTTACTTTTACCAACACCAAACAATCTATGGATTGGATATGTTCCTGCGTCATTAAAGTCATCTATCGTTGCTGCACCACTAAACTTTTGAGGACTACCATTGTCATCATAAACTTGCTTTACTTGAGCTTTTGCAAACTCTGGGCATTTATCCACATTTATAAATAGTCTATTTTCTTTATACATTTCATTTACTGCATTAATTCTGTCATCTATTCTTGGATTTTTCTTTGGAGCGTTTACTCTAATTCCAGCATCTTGTAATATTTTTATATCTGATTTACTTGCATTAGTCTTATTTGATCTACCACTTGCATCTGGGATCACTTCTACTTTATGGTCTTGATATTTCTCAAGTATATTGTCTCTCATTTCAAAAGTATCTTTGGATATAAACTCATCTATTGCGTACATGCAATCATTTATACGAACATATACAACCGAACAACAACCACCGATATTAAAGTCACTCCCAATAATTACATCTTCTTTTGGTTGCAATACTTTATCTGTTTTATGAATTGTTTTATCAAATTTATAAACACTTCCAGCTATTGCCGTTTTATATTCCCCTAGCCATACATGACCATATGTTTCAGGATTTGCTTCTTTGTGTCTTAACGCTTCATCTGTTATCGTATCGGGTAGTAAGCTGTTTTGATCATAATTAGAGTGTATTAAAGTGCTGCTTGTTTCATCTAATGTATTGAATAGGTTTTCGATTGCGTCATCTTCGAATGTAGGGTTCCAACTAAACCATAGTTCGCTGCCTTGTGTTCTAATAGTTGGTATTAAAAGCTCTAATGATCTATCTGATATTGATTGTGCCTCCTCTACCCACGCAACATCAAATCCCTCTAGTGATTTAATAGACTCGGCTGTATGGTCTTGCATACCTTGAAATATAATTAAACTACCGTTTACGCCTCTAATCTCATTTTGGGTAACTATAAACCTGTTTGAATATCCACCCTCTACTATTTTATCTTCAATAAGTTTTTTGGCTGAAAATTTAAGGGACTTCTGTATCTCTCTAATACATACTATATTAAAGTCTTGGTAGGTTACGCATAGTTTTACTACACATTCTGCGAAGAAGTGGCTCTTTCCCGAAGCTCTCCCACCTTTTGCACCCTTATATCTTTTTGGGTATATAAGTGGCTTAAACTGTTTTAATAGTTTCAATTAGTCCTCTAAAGTCCACTTAGCTTTTTCTAGTCCTAATGATCCACTAATGGCTTGTTCTACTTTCTCAACATATCCTCTGCCTTTACCTTTGGTCTTTAGAAAGAATATACTAGCTGTAGTGTTGCCCTCCTTGATTTGCTCCATTAGTTTTGTTTCTGCGAAGTCTATTAATCCCTCTTGGATATCTTCTACTTTGCTTTTATATGTGTCAGAATCGTCAGACCATTGATAGTGCGTTTGTCTGCTTATTCCTACCTTTTTACAGGCTACTGAAACATTACCTGCACTCTTTTCAAGCATCTCTAGCATAAGGTTTTGTTTATCTGTTAGTTCTTTAGGCATACTATTACCTCCTCGTTATTGTCGTTAATAATCCAAACCCCTCTTGGGGCTTCTACTTCTTGCTCGTAGTTCTTTTTAATATCCATAGCTTCATTTATTCCTGATGCTATTTTTGTTTCTCCGTTACAGAAGATTATTTCGAATCCCTTTTTAGGGTATCGTCCATTAACTATTGCTGTCTTTTGCATTTACAAATATAACCTTTTCTACTGTCTTATGACCTGACATATATGAATCACCAAAAATAGATTTTCCCATAAAGCTACAATACTTCATGTTATTATTGCAAACAGTTCTCATTTTGTCGTCGTGTATTATTGTATCCCCTGCACTAATATTATTTATATGCACTCCTATAGTTTTATAATTCTTTGTACTCATACCAATCTACTTCTTTGCCGTTGATTTTAATCTTTGGATTTGATGTGTAGTCTACATATCTTTGAACTATTACTTGGGCGTACTTTTCGTCTAGCTCCATTGTCCTGTTTATTCTACCTGAATTAACACACGCTATCATTGTGCTTCCAGCTCCACCAAATAAGTCTAGAACTATATCTTTTGTCATTGATGAATTTTCTATAAATTTCTGCACTAGTCCTACTGGCTTCATTGTTGGATGCAATTCGCTTCTTGATGGTCTATCGTAGTTTATTACGCTTGTATTCATCTGATCTCTTATCAGCTCAAGCTCTGCAATAAGTTCTTCTTTTTTCATCTTGCTATAATCTACTTCGTCTGTGATCACTGTTGTTTGTGTAAAGTCCTGACAGTAGTAATGTCCTGCTCCCTCTTTCCATCCATATAGTATTGGCTCGTGCTTCCAATTATAGTCTTGTCTTGACAGTGTTGCGTGACTCTTGTTCCAGATAAGGTTTTGTGCAAATTTGAATCCAGCATCTACAAATGCTTTAGTAAAGTTTACCCTTTCGCTATCTGCGTGTGCTACATATATTACTGCTCCATCTTTCATTACTTTAAAATAGTTTTCATAAACTTTAAATAAAAAGTTGTAAAATTCAGAGTCGCCCATATCATCATTTTTAATCTTTCCAGCTGCACCCTCGATTGCTACATTGTATGGTGGATCAGTCCATACTAAATCAACTTGATCACCAGCAAGGAGTTTTTCTACATGATTAATATTAAGACTATCTCCACACATCAGCCTATGATTACCTAATTCTATGAGATCGCCGTTCTTAATTGCATATATTTCCTGATCTTCAAGCTCTGGGATATCATCTTGCTTTTCAGTATCTACTACTTCCTCGTCTGCACCTATTCCCATATCTTCTAATTCGCTATCACTAAAACCTGTTAGTCCGATATCAAAATCATCTTCAATAAGACTTTCTAATTCATTTTTTAATAACTCTTCATCCCATCCAGCGTTTAATGCTAGTTTATTATCTGCGATAATGTATGCTTTCTTTTGTGCTTCACTAAGTCCTGCAAGTGTTATAGTTGGTACTTCGTCCATATTTAGTTTTTTTGCAGCCATTATTCTTCCATGTCCTGCAATTATTCCACCATCTTCGTCT